TATGGTTGTCTCTGTTCAGCAGAGAAATTACGCCCTGTAAGTCCTTTACGAGGAGATGGATGTGCCTCTCGGTTCGCAACCGAAGAAAGAACTAACATCCCTATAGTTTACATTATTAGGAGTTAAATGACTACTCTATCTCAGCAAGTTTACGATCAGTTGGTTAATCCAACACCAGTGATAAAGTATTATTTTTTAACACCTTTTTACACTCAAACAACTAACAACAAAAGGAGGGATTCTAAGTGAGTACATTACATCACGAAGCAATTCTTGAGAGCATCTATGATGAAGTTGTTGAAGAAAGTATCAACAACCTTATCAAATTAGGTTTCAAAGGTATTACTGAAGCAGACCTAGATCAAGAGTTGTTATCACAAACAGTTCACCAAAGATTCGAGGATTTATGCCAATGAACAATCTCAATTTCTTATCTGATGTGCTAGAAGATTACTGCACTAAACATGATCTACCTTTTATAAGTGCTGATGATTTGTTATACTCAAATGACCAAGAATTAACAGAAAATAATAAAAGATGGTTAGAGCATTATATCAACGTATGGGATATTATTCAGGAGGTTGATTAATCATGGCAAAAGTTAAAGAATTTACATACTCATTTCGCATCCTATGTGAAGATGACGATGCACCAAATCCTGTTCATTTATGTGAAGAAATACAGGCATATTTGAACTCTAATTTAGATTATTATAATGAAGAATTAGATGAACATGTTAATGCTGAAGTTACAGGATATAGGGTAGAGATAGATAAGATGACACCCTATATTGCTCAAGATGAGTATTAATTAAATGATAACATTACGCATACATGAGAATAATACAGGCACGATAGATTTCGAGTCTGAAGAACAATTAGAAGCATGGATTGATGCTCCTAATTATAAACAAGTACAATGGGAATATACCGAGGAAGATGTATTTCATAGGACATATTTTGTAGAACGTAACACTAACTCTATTCACCCAACTTGCGAGGACATTAGTAATGCCATCTGGAACAAATCGTGATGCTAATTTAATCATCACACCAAAGACTTCAGCATCTATTGAATTAAGTTTTAATCAAATTAGCACTCTATTGTATATAATAGAGGGATATTGTCAAGGTGATGATTACAATCAAGACGATCAATTTGCTAGTGATTGTGATAACTTAATTGAGATATTAGAGTCAGCAAGTGAAACAATACCATTGGATGATGATCCTCTAATTGATGAATTGAATTACTACAAGTAATAGTGTGACAGTACTATTAGTGTCCACTATTTTCCCATAATGACCTAAAATCGGTTATTATAATAGTATAAACAAATTTAAAGGATTTTATGACTGTTGCAACTGCTGAATTTAGACAAGAACTTCAAGAGAAGTTAGCAGACAATGTATTACTTTGGACTGAGCAGTTATGCGACAATCTTGAGAAGAATTACTTCAATTATCACAAGAGAATGATAACAAATAACTCTCAAAGATATACAGAGGGTGAGTTATCAGATTATGCACAATCTCAGTTAGAAAGTATCAACAATGGCACTGCTAAATTGATGAAATTTCGTATACAATCAGGTAAAAAGTACTATAAAATTATACAACAAGATTACGACACTTTTCAAGATAGAAATGAATATAGAGATGGAAGTGTTCACGCATTTGTTGATAAGAAAACAGGTGAAGTTTATAAACCTGCATCATGGAAATCTCCTGCAAAGCATGTAAGATATGATCTTAGAATTATCAAACATCGTGAGTTTTTACATAACTCAGACAACGTAGATTGGGCAGGTGGTTATCTCTATATGAGATAATCTTCTCTCACTAATTATCACTCTCATTCCCCTTATTACAATGACTAATTATCAACAATCAGCAAATCCAAATGCAACTAATAGTGAATTAGATGCTAAGGTTATTGTTAAACAACCTAAACTAAATTCATTCCAATTAGATGAAGTTGTCGAGCAATATGCAGAGTTAGTTCTTGATAGAATGGACATGAAAGATTTAGAGCAATATGTATATGATTCTCTACAAGATTACTACGGTAAAATGACACAAACTGAACTAAGAGAACATATCATTGAAATGGAAAATAGTGGTGATCCCACTGATAACTTATTTGATGAATTAGCAGAGAATGTAACAATTACAGATTTGATGAAAGAGAAAGATAGTGATGAAGATAACAGTGGTATGCAAACATTTATTCCAGGATTCCATGACTAATTTAATTCAACAATGGTCACAAACTTACTTCACTGATTTAACACCAGAGAAGCATCAAACTAATAATAATTGGTTTGAACTTATGCTCTCTATGTTAAAACCAGATGGTGAATTATATGTTCCTTGTTTAAACAAATCATTCAACAAATTAGGGGAGGAAATTAATGACTAACGTCACAAAGTACACTCGTGCAGGATATACTGGAAAGTATATTACATGCCCTAAATGTCAACAATCAAACAAGGTATTTCACTTTAGTTGGAGTGCATTAACCTGTTTATGTTGCAGAGAAAGTATTAACAAACTCGATTGGATTATTACCTAAAATGACATACTACACAGTTGAAACTAACCTCTTTACTGTTGATTTTAAGGATCAAATTACCTACCTTGAATGTTTACGAACAGCAGCAGATTTAGGGGTTAATTTAGATCATTATCTTCTTGAATTTCAATTAGAAGATGAAGAGAATTAGTGTGACAGTGGACAAACAGGTACAAGGTCGCTTGATTTTTGCCCCATTTTATGAGATCATAATAGTATAAAGAAATTTGATTTAAACTATTATGAGATATTCAGTTCATTGTCCATCCGCACCATTTGAGAATTCCTCATTTGTTAATCTTGACGATTGTTGGGGTTTATGCTTAGACCTATCCGTAGAGTATGGATATGCTGAGGTCAGATATGGAAATTGTGTGTTAGGATCCTACACACTAGGACGGTAGACAAACTGCCACAAGATCCCTTGATTTTTGCCCGATTCTATGCTATATTAAGTACATAATCAAGGAACAGCAAATTTTTAATTTTTCAACTATGTCAAAAACTTTATTTTCACAGTCAATCAATCTATGCGATGACTATCTAGGTTTCGAGTGGTCACAAGGGGTTAAAACCTCTATGTTTGACACATACCGCCGTCAAAACGATCTAGATCCAAATCTAGCAATCTATCACTACGGTGGAGACCGTTTCGAGGTTAGAACTATGGTTTACGATGATTCAAAAGGTTGCATCATCGGAGATCAGATCGATCTCGGCACTTTTGATAACATCTACGATGCACAAGATTGTGCTGAAGATTATCTAAAAGATCTATTATTAGACCTCGGTGTTTAATAATTAGATCTTTTTTCTTTGCTCTTTAACTAACACAATGAAACTCTTTATTGCAGACGGTAAATGTTACCGTAACGACAAATTTTCTAAACCTAAGTTATCATTAAGTGATCGTAATTACTTAAGGAAAGAAACAACTTACAGAGACAATTCATGGCAATTCTTCTCACAAATTGAGAACGATTTCAGACTTTTACACAAACCTCATTAATCATTTTTTATTATGCAACTAACATCAATCGGTGGATCTATGGTAATAGATTACTATCCAACTAAGTCAATCTTCACTAATAAGATTATTGATGAAGTTTTCCTTAAAGTATTAACATTTAAAGGTAAGACTATCAAAAAAAGTATTATCGAAGGTCAAGCATATACTGACGAGTTAGTATCATATAAGGATCACAATTATGCGATAACAATTAATACAAAACGTCCTGCTCAGTTTATATCAGATAGGCGGTATGTGTGACAGTACAATTAGTGTCCACTTTTTTCCCTATAGTATCAATTTTCCCTTATAATAAATGTATACCAAAGGAGGATTTTATGAACAAAACTTCTAAGATAATGCAAAGAATCTTACAAGTTGAAAACTTTCAAAATGTAGCATGTGTATGTGCTAATTGGAAAGAATTCACACAAGAATTGGAAGAGTGGGGTGTATATAGTGCAGCAAAAATTGATTTTGATGATGAAGAATTAGACACAGATTTACTTGATAGATTTATAGTTAGTGAGAATGGATATGAAAGAACTGGTGACGATTGGAACCTAATTTATAACAATGGCAAAAACCTAGTTAAAAACTTTGGAGGTGTATTCGCATGAAAAGTTATCTAATAGAGTGTGCAGAGATTAACTACTTCACAATCGAAGTTGATGCACAAAATGAAAACGAAGCAAGAGAATTAGCACATGCTAATATAAACAATTTCGAGGTAATTGATGAGTGGGTATCAGAATGGGACATCAATTCTGTTAGAGAACTTGATAACGGAGGATGTGCAATATAATGAATAGTTTAAAAGAATTCGTTGACTATGTTTGGTCATTTTATAATACTAAAGATGGGTTATATCCTATCGATGGTATAACTAAGAAAGACATTTATGATGCCTTTTATGTGTACAAACACCGATTATTACATGCACAAAATGATAATTATACATGGGGATATGGTGATAGTTTAGATAGAGAAAGGGTAAGAGATATTATCTTAGAAAATAACAATTTATCATGGAGGATTTAACATGTTTAAAAGTGAAGAATTTGGACGTATTTTCTGGGTTGATGATAACTATGATTTGAAATCATGCCCACAATTTAACAACGGAACAGGCGATTTTGACAATGCTGATTATGTCGAAGACTGGGAAGATTGGGAGGGGGTTAGTATAAAGAAATTGCTAGGAATTCACAAGGCATGTATACTTAATAAGAAAGATTACGCTGGTTCATTAACACTTACAGATGCCCATTTTTCAGGTCTTAAATAATACTTACTACATATAATATGACTCGCATTGTTGTGGATCGCCGCCGATATTTTTCTTACAATGAGTATACATTTCCAACTAATTCAATGGAACTTATTAACAACAACTTTCGATAGTTTACGTTACGAAGAGATAAACAAACCTACTATGACTTACCTCGATTTGTTACAACAATTACATGAACTTCCAAAAGAAAAGTTACAACAAACCGTCACAATTTACGACAAAGATTGTGAAGAATACATCCCCACAGATAGCACACTATATGTCAAGAATGACAAGGTACATTTACAAATCTAATTGTTACTCAGGGGCGATAATATGAGCAAGAAATATGATTTTAAACGAGGTGAACTTATCACCGTTAATGGTGAACGAGGGAGGATAAATTGCATTAATAAAGAATATTTTACGCTTACAACTCACGAGTGGAAAGATGATAACAAACTACATGGAATTGCACAGGTGAATGTATTAATTTATCGTTCATATTGGGATGATATTGTTTATCACGAACGAGAGAAATTAGAGGGCAATTTGTATAAGTCACAAGAGCATAGATATGAGGATGTACAATGAAACAATTACCAGACGATTACATGCACAAAAATGTTACTCACGGAGAACAGATTAACTACGTTTGGATAACATTAAAGGAACTCGTAATTATGCAATGGGAATATATACGAAAAAACAGATTATGGAGGAGTTATTAACAACTATGTGGAAAACTTCCGTTTAATTGTTAATAACTTTAAATGGTTAATTAAATCTAGTTGTGTTTACTTTAGTGTGGAAAAACATGTGGAGAAAGTGTTGCCTTAGCACGTTAATTACCGACATGTCAATAACATTTAAGAAACTGTAATATTCGCCGAGTTAGTAACAAGAATTGCCCAGAAATCAGTCAGGGGTTAGTATAAACAATTCATGTGCCAGTGAGGAAAGTGTCCACTAGTTGCTGACAACTACCTGGAAATATTGTATTATAATAGTATAAACAAATTCAGGTTAATTTATGAGAGTTATTGAAAAGAACATGTGCAGAGCGATTTCTAACAAGAAACCCTTCTCATCTTCCAACACTTCAGTAACATTTTCCGCAGACAATTCTCAAGCATTTGTTTATCTTCACGGCAACCACATTGCAACGGTAAGTGATAACAATCTCCAGATATTTGATGGGGGTTGGCAATCAAATACCACGAAAAGTAGGTTGAACTCGTTATTAGAAACCTTCACAGGATTAGGCAGAGGTTTGTATCAACGAAACTGGCAATGGTTCGTACAAAGTAACAACAACCCCTTCTATTCTGGAATGATTCTTAATACTTGACAAGATAAACAGTTAGTGTTATAATAGAGGGGTAAATAACCCCTCTTTTTTATGCCTAATTAACAAATAGTATGCCACTATCTATAAACATATACAGGGCAAATCGCAGTCCTGGTGGGGGTTCTTGGTCTTTTTGCCGGCCCTTATATTAAAAAAGCAAACTACCCTAACCTACAAAGGTTCCCCAGAGAGAGATATATTATGAAACATTTCTTGTCTCCTCTATATAAAAAAATCCTCCAGAAAAAAATCATGTCCTTAGAATTTTCACAAGCATTTCAAGATGACCGCACAAGAGTCTTAGAACATCTTGTACGTAGGGAAGGTCATTTAGATACTAGGATGTATGAATTCTCGCAAGATATCACCGAGAAAGGATTAACTGAAGATGTCGAAGCACTATATACCTTGTGGGAGCAATGGAAGACTAAATTTCCAACCCCACAGATAACTAATCGCCTATAAGAGTATGAGTAAACGATTCACAACTAAATTGGATGAAGACGATTACGGCGATCTTGTTCTTACGATTCCATACGATATTTGTGAAGAGTTAGGTTGGAATACAGAAACACCTCTTCAATATGATGTTAATGAAGATGGATTTCACTTGAAGAAACAAGAAGAGTAATCATGATTTACATACTATACAATGATAAGCATAAGATTGAAGGAGAGTTTTCCACAGTCGAGAAATTGGAGTCTTATATGGATAACATTCGAGAACATCGTGACGAACGTTGGCCTAAGACACCAAGGATGACTTGCTTTGATTATATTAAGTCAATTGGATGGTTCTTCGATATAAAGGATGCATGAACATTTTTCCTTCTATAGTACATTGTATCGATATTCCCGATTACAGTGAAGTAAAAGGCAGCCTTATAGGTCAGTTGCTCAAGGAGCGTGCCTTGGATCCACAAGGATTAAAGAAATCAAATTGTGGCGGGTGGCATTCGAGGACTAATTTACATCAAGACGATCATAGTATAGTAAAGGATACGATATTTGATAATGTTGCATGGTATTTCTCTAGTAATAAGATTCTTAAGGAGAATTCTAGACTAGAGTTTACTGCTATGTGGACTATGATTAATGGTAAAGACAGTTATAATGAGTACCATATGCATTCTGGATCTGATATAGCAGGTGTATTTTGGATTAAGACACCAGAAGACTGTGGAAATCTATATTTTAATTCTCCACATGCATATAGTTCTTTTGCTGAAGAGATGCATTATAGTGAAGACTTTAAGAAAGAGAATAATTTTTATTCATCTTATTGGTTTCCTGCTACTGAAGGACGTATTATAATGTTTCCATCATCACTTTATCATTCGGTTAAACCTAATCAATCTGGTTTAGAACGAATATCTGTATCTTTTAATATTACATTGTCAACTGATACATAATATGGTTACCTATTTACCAATGACTTTACACATGAGAGAACAATTATTAAGAGCAGTATTAGCACATGCTCAAGGTGAAATTGAAAAACATAAGGTAAACGTGAATGTTTACCTAGAAAATCCTGCAGGTATTGGAGAACATTCCGATATTACAGAGGCAATTCAGGTTGAATTGGATAAGATAGCACGTTATCATGATCAGGTAGAGGTAGTAAACAAGTATTTTAGATCACCTCATACAATGTCGAACATAGATAGACGATCTAGTGAGACATGATAGTAGTTAATGGTGAGAATATTCGATTATTTACCATAATGGTTCTCGCTGTTGTGTGGTTTTACCTTTTAAATGATAGTTTAAGAGAAAAATGAGGTTTCCTTACTGTAAATCCCATATGCTCATTGTAGGGGGCAAAGCAACTCGTTGGTTTCCACCTATAGACCTGAGTACTACTGAGGATAAGATTAAAAATTTAAAACTTAGAGGTTATTGGAATGACTTATGATGAAGACAAGTTCATGGAAATGGACAGAGGTGAATTAATTAGTGAATTGTTACAAATTACTGCTTTGTTAGGTGGTACAATGCACAGAACAGAGTCACTTAACTCTGTAGGTAGATCATCTAAGAAAATTATTATTGAATACGATGTCGAACAAAGAAAAAATTGATAAGTGGCAAGATAATCAAGAAGCACACGAAGCAATCAATATGTGCCTCGAAGCAATTGCTGGTAGGTTAGTAGAGATAGAAAAACGTCTCCAAGAGCTTCCTACACCCGATAAAACCTTCTATCAGCCACCAGATGAGGACAAAGATCTCGATTTATTCCAAAATTTTACTAAAATTTACGAAAAACTGGACAAAATAGAGAAAAAAGTGTTATAATTAGTGTATTCGCCGCGAGCGATCCACATTTTAACGCAAATTAAGGTATTTTATGGCAAAATCCGTTGCTTGGGGTTCAGATAAGAACTATATCGAGCCTAAACCCAAGAAAACCCGTCAAGGACGTTCTGCAAGAACAAAACTTGCAGCAACCTCACGGAACAATGCAAAAAAACAATATAGAGGACAAGGAAAATGATTCATTTCGCAGCTGCAACACTAGATCTTAACGAGGCATGGAACTTGTCTTGGTCAGAAGGCATCCAGTTTATACTGGTACTTGCTTTTGTCTATTGGTTGAAGGTAAAAATTGATACACGAGCTGGTCTCGGAAAGAAGAAGCTAAGACAGTTAAAAGGTGTTATAATAGAGGCAATTAAAGAAGCCAACAATGAGTGAAGAATTTAGCAGAATTGCTAATGCTTTAGAAAGAATTGCTAATTCACTAGAGCATTTACATATTGAAAAGATCGATCATGCTCACATAGATGATATCGGTGAGATACATGGTGATGTTATTACTCATCCTAAGCAATTTTGAGACCAAATAAGACTGATTTTAACCTTTTTCCTACTCCAGTAACCCATTGGAGAGGATTATTAAAGACTATGGAGGTTCAACCCATAGTCGATTTTTGTAAGGACTACCAATCAGGTCAACATAACATGTTAGAAGGGGACGCAGTATGCTCTAGTGGCAGTACTCGTCCTCTTTCTCATACAGATAGTATTTTAAATGAAATAGATAAAACCCTTGGTTTAGACCTTTCTGAGGCGTTAGAGGACGTTTTAAACAGGTATGCGAAGCAATATGGCATACAACCAGTAACTCTTACTAATAGTTGGTTTAACCTCCAATCTGAAGGGAGTGTCTTGAGACAACATAATCACCCCTTTAGTGTAATATCTGCTGCATTATTTGTTAATGCACCTAAGAATTGTAGTAAATTATATTTTGAAAATCCAAATCCTCATGTAGAGTTTAATTATAGGTTGGATGAAAAGGGAAGAGACGAAAGTTTATATGAATATTGGCATTTTGAACCAGAATCAGGAGATTTGGTGATATTTCCATCATGGTTAAAGCATGGATCGATGTATGAAAAGAATAATAGTACTGATCGACTAGTCATAAGCGTAAACGCAGTTAGGAAAACCGACTAAATATAATTAGTTGTTATGTATTAAGTGTCATATCAGGCTTTACCAGAGGGATTATTCATTAATTCTAGTCAAGTTGCTGGACAAGGTATATTTACCAATAAAGCACTAGAGATAGGTACTGATCTAGGTATGTCACACCTTATAATTGGTGATGAGATCATTAGGACACCGTTAGGAGGGTTTATAAACCACTCTGATACTCCAAATTGTGAAAAATATATGATAGATAATCGTTATTATGTTCGAGTGATTAGATCGATTGTTCCTATGGAAGAATTGTTTCTTAAGTACACCTTTTATACTGTATAATGGCATTAAAAGAAGTTTCAGGAAAGAAGACTAATTTATCCCGTGCATTTAGAGATATTGCTATGGGATTTCGTCGTAATACAGTTACTAAGGATACTGGTATTGTTAAGAACGAAAATTCGATTAAACAATCAATAAGGAATTTAATACTAACACAAAAAGGTGAAAGATTAATGCAGCCTGATATTGGATGCGATGTTTTTAGCCTTTTATTTGAACCCTTAGACCCTATGACAGCTGACGCAGTTAGGGATGAGATCATAAATACTATTAATCAATATGAGCCTAGAGTTAGTCTTATAGATGTTACTGTCAATACAGTCGAAATCTATAACAAATTCGATGTTACTGTAGAATATCGCATTGTCGGACAACCTATTGTTGAAGAAGTCGATTTCGTATTAAAGAGACCTGAGTAATGCAACCAAATAATCTTACAGCATTAGATTTTACTGATGTAAAAGCTTCTATTAAGTCCTATTTACGGACCAGGGAGGAATTTACTGATTATGATTTTGATGGTGCAGCTTTATCATACTTAATAGATGTTTTAGCTTATAATACGTACTATACCGCATTTAATGCCAATATGTCATTGAATGAGGCGTTTTTACCTTCCGCTACTGTTCGTGATAACGTAGTAAATATTGCAAAACTACTAAATTATGTTCCTCGTTCTATTATTGCATCACAAGCAACGGTAAATTTAACGATTCAAACTCAGCAAACGAGTAATTCTTATCCAAGTACTGTTACTCTTGCGAAAGGACCAGTTCTTTCAGGTGGAAAATTCTTTTTTAACGTTACTGCACCTACTACAGCATCTGTTGATTCTGTTACAGGAATAGCGAATTTAAACAATCTTGTATGTAAGCAGGGATCTATTGTATCTTTCTCTTATATTGTTAATACTTTCCAACAACAAACTTATGTAATCCCTTCTCCTAACTGCGATATAAGCACTTTAACTGTTAGGGTAAAGGCAAACGAATCTTCCACAACATCAGATTTATATAATAGAGTAGATACTGTAACCAATCTTACCGCTACATCTAGGGTATTCTTCCTTTCTGAAGGAGAGGATATGCGTTATGAGATTAAATTTGGTGATGATAGTATAGGGCGTGCGTTAAAAGATGGAGAAGTTGTAACGCTTGAGTACCTAGTAACGGATGGTTCTGAAGCAAATGATATTAATAAGCTCTCATTTATTGGTCAACTTAGCGATTCTTTAGAGGCATCATATAATTCTGCAGATGTTACGCTAACCGTAGTTAGTAAATCTCAACTTGGTGCGGATGCTGAGTCAGTTGAATCTATTAAATACAATGCTCCACGGTATTATTCTTCTCAATATAGAGCAGTTACCGCACAAGATTACGCATTAATTACTAAAAAAGTATATGATAACGCAGATTCTGTAGTTGCATATGGAGGAGATTCATTAACACCACCTATTTACGGAAAAGTATATATTGCTATTAGAACAAAAACGGGATCGTTACTTAATGATCAGACGAAAAAGACTATTGCTGCAGACCTTAGAAACTATGCAATGGCATCTATTGACCCTGTAGTCATTGATCCAGATAATATCTACATATATCCTAAAGTTTTTGTTACCTATGATACTGGATGTGGATCTGATACATCAACAATTAAGACTAATGTATCAACAGCTATCACTAGTTGGGCTGGACAAACGCAGATAAACAATTTTAATTCAACCTTTAGATCACAAGAGTTTGAAAAAGCGGTTACATTAGCAGATAGATGCGTAACTGATGTATCACTTCAGACTACAATTTTAAGGTACATCAATCCAATTACCAATTCAACCAACACATATACTATTTCTACGGGATCAGCACTTTATAATAGTGCTCCTAGTTCAACTGATTCTACAACAACTACCACAACTAAAGAACCTATTCTATTGTCTGGAACTTTTAGAACTTCAGATAGACCAGGTATTGATCAACAATTTGAGGATGATGGTTTTGGTAAATTAAAAACCTTCTATAATACTGGAACTAGAAAGGTTTACACTAATACTAGTGCGGGTACAGTAAATTATGACACTGGAACAATTGCTTTTGGACCAGTTAATATAATTGGATCTGGATCTAACATATCTACAACTGCTGTTACAGTTACTGATTCTACTACAGGTGTTGGTAGTGTCACGGATGAGTCACTTCTTCCTACTGGATTAAAGATTCCTGTTCAATTTATCCCTGCAAACTCTAGCAGTATTCCTGCTTCTACTCCAGGAACTATTATTAATATTGTTCTTCCAGAGATAACAGTTGCTGCAATTGGAACTACTCCACCTCCCACTATACCACTAAATAGTTTGACACCAACAATCTTTGATCAAACACCATCAACGGTTGCAGTCACATCCAGTTCATCATAATTAGAGCATTAGATGACAAGTATCAATAAGGTATCACAGGCAGTCTCTAGACAGACTCCCGAATTTGTAGAAAACGATTATCCTCTCTTTACCAAATTTCTTGAATATTACTATCAATCTCAAGAAAAGACAGGTTTAGGTCAAAATATTCTTAATAACTTTCTTGGTTATTTGGATATTGATAAATTGGATATTAGTATATTAGATGGTGCGACAAAGGTAGTAGAAGCGATAAGTGCAACGGATGATTCGATAGTTGTTGAAAGTATTGACCAGTTCCTTGATAATGATGGATCTGTTCTTATAGGTGATGAAGTAGTTTATTATGAAAAAGCGGTTCCTGGTCCTAATATTGCTCTAAGTCCAGGTATTTCTTATGATCAGGTAAAATTAAAGTGGATTAACCTTGCAAGTCCATTAATGAGTTTTGATGGATCTACTCAGCAATTCCCTTTAACATCTCAAGATAATCCTATTGCTCCACCTTCTGTACAGCACTTAATTGTTAGTGTTTATGGTAAGGTTTTAATTCCTGGTGTAGATTATACTGTTGAAGGAACAAATATTATATTTACGACTGCTCCTAGAACAAGAATTCCTGCTGATGATGCTTCTTCCACATATATTACCTATTTAAATGGTTTTAATGAGAATACAATCGTTCCTTTAGATAATATTTCTGGTAGTTTTGGTGAGAGTAAGAGACAATTTACTATTACTAGAAGTGGTGCAAGATATGAACCTGTTGCTGATGAATATGTTCTTGCAGTTTATGATAATCGCCTATTAACTCCAAAAGTAGACTTTTTCCTTGATGGTGATCAGTTTATATTCTTAACTGCTCCATTAAACGGTAGATTCCTTTCATTGTATTCTATTGAAGCACCTATTCCTTCTTTTGGTGCTGGTGCAGTAGGTTATGCACGTATTAGTGACTCTGGACAACTAACTGATATTTCTATCAGTAAAAATGGTACTGGATATAAGTCTGAATATCCTCCACAAATTTCTATTAATACTGAAAATGGTAGTGGTGGTTCTGCAACTGCTCTTGTTAACGGTATTAAGTCAATATCTCTATTAGAAGGTGGTCAAGGTTATAGTAGTACCAACCCACCTGTAGTTCAAGTTCAAGCACCAACTGCTGCTGGATCTACTGCTGCAACTGTAACTGCAACTGTAACTAATGGTGTTGTAAGTGACCTTACAATCACTAATTCTGGTTCTGGATATACATTCACACCTAGAATCACTTTCAAGCAACCTGGAGGTGCTGTATTAGGCGTTCCAACCATTACTAATGGACAAGTTACTGCTGTAAGTATTACTAATGCTGGTTTTGGATATACAACTGTTCCAACAATCTATATTGATGAACCAACTGGTACAAACCCAATTAAAGCAGCATTTGAGGCAGTTTTAAGTAGTCAAGGTGAAATTACATCTATTAATATACTAAATGCTGGTCAAGGGTATACAACTACTCCTAGAATGGCAGTTATTGACCCAGTAGGTGCTCAAGTTCTCGAAACTACTGTTGATAATCAAGGTAGAGTAATTAATATTGAATTATTAAGTGGTGGTGTAGGATATACTGATGTTCCTTCTGTTTATATTGTAGATAATAGAATTGATGCTACTGGTGGATATGCTGGTGGAACTGGTGCTGTAGCAACTGCATCAATCTTTAATGGACAAATTACAGATATTAATATTAGTGCTTTTGGTGGTGGATATAGTCAAACTGCTCCTCCTGTAGTTGTTATTCAAGCACCTCCTGCTGCTGAAGCATCTGCGGAGATTGGTTTGAATGAAGTTACTGGTTTTACAGTAAATCAAGCTGGTAGTGGGTATCAAAAGTCCCAATTAACTGGATGTGCTCGTGCTGCTTCGTCTATAACTTCATATACTGAAAGTGGTAACGCAGTATTTACAAATGATACTAGTGCTGTTGCACATCCTGTAAATGAACCAATTAAGTGCTTAGATGCACTATTTGTTAAAAGATTACTCGATAAGTACACTGAACAGTATTTACCAGATGTTCCTACGTTAGATTATGCTAAAATTGACGTTAGAACAGCAATTAAGACAATTAAGGACTTTTATAGTTCTAAAGGAACATCATATAGTATTGGATACCTTTTTAAACTACTTTATGGTGAGACAGTAAGTATATCTTATCCTAAAGATCAAATTATCAAACCATCTGCTGCAACTTGGTCTATTGATACTATTTTGCGTGCTACTTTGGTTAGTGGTGATCCTACAAATATTCAAGATGGTCTTTTAACACAAGAAGCAGATATTGCTGACCTTAATGTTAAAGAAGCAAGTGCTCTTGTAGAAAATTATATTTCAATTAGAACTTCTGAAGTTACCATTTATGAATTGGTTCTTTCTGAAGAAACTATTGCTGGAACCTTTATTGTTCCATATAAGACAAAACTTGCAGAACCTTTAGGTAAAGAAGATAGTATTATTACAGTTGACTCTACTATTGGTTGGCCAGAAAGAAACGGTGAATTTATTATTGGAAGTTCAACTGATACTAGAGAAATTATTCAATATAAGGAAAAATCATTAAACCAGTTTATTGAGTGTACTAGATCAGTAAATGGTGTAGTTGAAGATTGGGATTCTGCTACAGAGGTAAAATCAAACTTTAATGTTTATATTAATAAGGGAACTCCTCAAGAAGTAGTGATGAATATTGTTGGTATTGTTGATGCTCAACAAACAACTCTTACTGATACTGGATCTTACTACTTACCAGGAGATAAATTAACAGTTTCTAAATTAGGTGGAACTGGAACTACTCCTGAACTTACAACTTGGTTGTATAATGTTAAAAAATTAATTAGTGTTACTAATGTAGCGTTTGGTGGTATTAATAACCAATCTGCAACTATTACTTGTGCTAATGATCACGGTCTTCTGGTAGGAGATCAGGTAACCATTTATGGTGCTAACCCAATTCTTTATAATGGAACATTTCTTGTAACATCTAGAGATAGTGATACTGTTTTCCAATATGCACTACCTCAACCTGCGACAGTTGTTCCACAGGGTAATATTCTTGTATCTATTGACCTTAACAAGGGTAAATCTACTAGTACTGCAATAAGCAATGCTATTAGTCCTTATACAACTAACGTTCAAAACTCATTCTTTAATGATAATTACGTTTATGTTGCCTCTACTGGTATTCCAAACTATAATATTGGTCCTTTTCCAGGATCTGCTCTTCTTCCTGGTAACCAAAGAAAATTAACAAGATTCCCTAAAGTTCCGACTACTATATCAACTAAAGACCTTATTAGTTCTGGTCCTATTGGTACATGGGTAAATGGTGTTTCTGTATGGTCATATAAGTCAAATTTAACTAAGACATTCGGTGCTGTAACAAGTATTGATATTACAAATGCTGGTTCTGGATATGATGCTGCATCTCCACCTGCTATTACAATCGCTGGTGGTGGAGGTAGTGGTGCTACTGCTTCTGTAGTTGTTGATGGTTCTATTAGTGAAGTTACTGTAACTGACGGTGGATCTGAATATACATCCTCACCATTGGTCTCTATAGTCGGTGGAGGAGGGTCTGGTGCTGCTGCAACCGCTATTATCACTAAAGGTGTTGTTTCACGTATTCTAATCAATTCTGGAGGATCTGGATACACCTCACAACCTCAAATTACTATTGTAGGTGGAGGTGGTTCTGGTGCTTCTGCTACTGCATCTGTTAGAGGTCCAATTAAGACTATTGATGTTACTTCTGGTGGTTCATCATATACATCTAATCCTACTGTTACTTTAAGTTCTGGTTCTGGTGCTGTTGCTCAAGCAATTGTACAGAATGGTCGTATTATATCGATTGCTATTATTTCAGCTGGATCTGGATATACTACTGCTCCTGAAATTACTATTCAAGGTGATGGTTTTGGTGCTGTTGCTAGAGCAACTATTGATGTTGATGGAGAAAATGCAGGTAGGGTTACTAATATTGAAATTATTAATAGAGGTATTGGATATCTTCAAGGAACCACTATTATTAATCTAAATTCAGTTGGATCTAGTGCATTATTCACTCCAAATGTATTTAAGTGGACTTATAACTTACAATCAACTGCAACTTTAGATAGTGCAAAAGGTGGAGTATTTGAAGGATATAATAACCAGTATGGTGGTGAATATGCTCACCTTTCAAACCCACAA